TTCAGGATTCAACCTTTTAAAATGAATGATATTGAATATACTAAACACGAAGCAAATCGTATGGGTAGGTATATTGTAGGGTTAAGAGGTGGAGAACTTAAAAAATTTATTTCTGATTACATGGGAGCATGGGAAGCAGATAAAGGAGATACAGAAGCTGGCCGTTCTTTCAAAGAAGAACTAGATGCATAATGAATCTTATCGATAGAGTCATACTTGAATGGTCATATAAGACCAAAAAAGGATATCCTGATATTAACAATCAAGAGGATATGGCTTTGTTTGAATCTCTTTTTGGATACGATTTAACTGAACCAATAAACGAAGCACCAAAGCTTACATTTGATCAATTATCTCCTGATGCTAAAGTAATAGCAGATAAGATAATGCAACTGATAGATGTAAAACCTGAACAAATCAAAGGAATATCAGCTAACAGCTTTTATATTTATGTACCTTCTGATGATAGGCCAATTTTCTTTGATAAGTTAGAAGATTCAGGTCAATTTGGTAAAGCGAGAAAAGTAAGATCAGGTAATTGGAAAACTAACGGTGTTATATTTTCTTTAAAACCAACAGGAGCTAAAGCAGGAGAATTTTTCATGCTAAAACCTCAACAACTTGGTTTAACATTAGATAAAAAAATTCCTTTAACTCAATTGAAACAAGAATTGATCAGAGGTATAAAAGATCATAAAATACTTACTCCACCTCAAAAAGAAGCTCTACTATATGCAGTAACAGG